AGGCATTATGACAAGGAACGAGGCAAGGGAGATCATAGGACTCTCCCCAGTAAATGGCGGTGATGATATTTATATATCTGCAACTTTATTCCCACTCGGTAGCGAAGCCCCAGAAGAACCTGAAAATCCATTGGAAGAAGATGATGAGAAAGAATATGAAGATTTTCTTAAGGACGATGATTTAACAAACTTCCCAAAAGCAGGTGATAATAAAAAAATTAGCTTAAGAAATTCAAACTATCCTCAATTCAGTTATGAGTTTGCCAAAAATACTAAGGAAGAAGGTGTTGGTAAACAAATATGGAAAGCAGGTGGCAATATAAGGGGAAATGAAGCATTTGTCTTATGGGGTAGGGCTAGAGATGGCTCTGAAACTCCTGCAGTTCTATCATGGATAAAAGAAAGGGAAGCATGGGCAGCAAGGCATTTCCGAGATGGTCAGGCTTTCAAAGATGGTTCTAAAGAACCTAACTTGTCTAATGTAGGCGGAGTAGTAGCTCAACTAAAATGGGGTGTAATAGGAACTCTTGGCGAACAAGGCATGAAAGATGTGATTCTTGAACTCACAAAAAAACTTGAAGGTAGAAAGTGGCTTGAAGATTTAGAGTTACCTTTTGAAGAAGGTTGGTGGATTGACTCGGTTGAAGATACAAAACAAGTATCAGCCAAAGTTAAAGAAGCACTCAAAAATAAAGTAGAGGAACATAATGAAAAATATGGCGACAATCCTAAAAAAAGAGCGACAAGTCGTATGTTAGAGGCAGTTTTCAAGAGGGGAGTGGGAGCCTTCAATACGAATCCCAGTTCGGTTAGACCTGCAGTAAGAAGGCAAGGTGGAGCTGATCGTTGGGCATATGCTCGTGTGAACAGTTTCCTTTTTGCCTTAAGAACAGGCAGACATCAAGGCGGTAAACACGACAACGATCTTTTCCCTAAAGGACACCCATTAAGTTCTAAATGAAGCAGACTCATCAAAAAAAAAGTCCAAAAAGACTTTAGCTGAGTTGAGAAAACAACAGATGCTAAGACAACATAATCAATGAATCTAGCGAGAGAGCTAAAAAGACTTTTTAACTTCCGACAAGGCAGAATAAACAGAGCAAAAGAAGTTAGACAACAATTAAGGATAAGAAGAAACCTAGAAAGAATCTTGTTAAGAAAGCTAACTAGTCTTTTAAGGAAAGCTGTCAGGACACGAACATTTATTTATCAGGAAACTGGTGTTTTTGAAAAAGATGTTTTGGTAGGAGCAATCAATGAAGAATTGTTTCCTGTAATGCTGCAACACTTCAAAAGAATCTTCCGTATGATTTACGATATGAATGAAGCTAAATATAAAGATTTAATAAAAGAGGAGGCATTGGTCTTTGATAGAAATGTAGATATTGATAACTTAGCTAATGAGTATTTTCGTTCAAGAGAGCTTTTTCTTGTAGGAGTCTCAGATAGATTAGCAAGGAGAGTTGATAAAATAATCAAAGAGGGACGAGCAAATAATCTAACGCTACCGCAAATCGCCAAAGAGATTGATAAAATCATACTCCCCATAATCAAAAGCAGAGGAGCTTTAATAGCAAGAACAGAAACCCATAACGCTGCGAGTTTTGCTAATCATTCCTATCATCAAAAGGTTAAAGATGATTATGCTATCCCAATGGTCAAAGAGTGGGTTGCAACAAACGATTCAAGAACAAGGTCTATTCATGCAGAGGCTAGTGGACAGAGAGTTGGCATGGACGACGATTTTGTCGTTGGCGGATTACCAATGGCATATGCGGGTGATGCAAGAGGCGGAGCCAAAAATGTTATTAACTGTAGATGTGTGATAATCTATGCCGATGAAAATGATATTGTTAATTAATAACAATTTATAATACAATTTATTATGCCGATACCGAAACCAAGTAGGGATGAAAGCAGAGAGGATTATTTAAACAGATGCATGGGAGATAGCACTATGACTGATGAATATGATCAAGATCAAAGATACGCTGTCTGTGCAAACGCATACGATGACTCCAAAGGGAATGACCAAGCTAAAAGAGAACTAAGGGACGATGTCTTTACGACAGAAGCCGAAGCGGAAGCAAGAGCAGAACAAATAGGTTGCTCTGGCACACATTCACACACAGAAGATGGAAGAACAGTATATATGCCTTGTGCGTCGCACGATGCGTACATAGCTGCAGAAGGTAGAGATGTAAGCGGTTATGGCGATGACGATGATGACAAGAAAAAGCCAAAGAAGCCTAAGAAAAAAGATGATTGCTCATGCACTGAAACTAAAGATTATGAAACTCAGATTCAATTCAAAGCAGAACTCAAAATGCCAATGGACGATGAAGAAAAAGAGCAAGGAGTTTTTGAGGGCTATGGCTCTGTTTTCAACAACACAGATTTAGGCAATGACATCATAAAAAAAGGAGCTTTTGAAAAATCTTTGAAAAAGAAAGGTCCAAGAGGTGTGAAGATGCTCTATCAACACAAATCAGATATGCCTATTGGAGTTTACGAGGAAATCAGAGAAGATGAAAAGGGTCTTTATGTGAAAGGTAAACTAGCTCTAGGCACACAAGCAGGTAAAGAAGCTTTTGAACTCATGAAGATGGGAGCTTTATCTGGATTATCAATTGGTTTTAGAACCAATGAAAAAGGTTATCACTATGACAAACGCACAAGAAAGCGAATCATAGAGGAAGTAGAATTAATGGAAGTATCTTTAGTAACTTTCCCCATGAACCCTAAAGCACAGGTGGAAATGGTGAAATCAGAAGATATAACTATTAGGGAATGGGAAAACGGAATGCGAGATGCTTTCAATCTTTCTCGTTCAGAAGCAAAGGTGGCTGCAAAAGCAGTACACGAGGTATTTTTTCAACGAGATGTTGAAGAAGATACTGAATTGGTAGATGCCATAAAAAATTTAACCCAAACTTTAAAAACTTTATAAGGAGCTTTAATATGACTGAAGAAGTTATAAAAGACGCTCTTAGTGAGTACGGAAAGGCTTTTGAAGAATTCAAAAAAGCAAATGACGAAAAGCTAGAGCAGATTGAAAAAGGTTTGAGTGATCCTTTGTTGGACGACAAGATTGAAAACATTGAACAAAAAATGAATTCACTTGAGGACTACAATCAAAGAGTTGCACAATCCGAAAAGGCTCAAGAGCAAGTCAATGAAAAGTTAGCTAACTTAGAAACTATTATCAAAAGACCAAACTCTGGTTTTGATACTAAGCAAGTTGATGAGCATTGCATCGCTTTTGAAAACTATTGCAGAAAAGGTTTTGACGCATTGGACGATGCTGAAAGAAAAGCTTTAACTGTAAGTAATGATAGTACTGGTGGATATCTTGCTCCACCTGAGTATGTAAGAGAGTTACTGAAAACTGTAACTGAAATCTCTCCTATCAGATCAATAGCAAGAGTAAGAAGCACTGGTCAGAGAAGTGTACAAGTTCCTAAAAGAACTTCTACTTTCGCTGCACAGTGGGTAGCTGAGTCTGGAACTCGTTCAGAAACTACTGGTTATAATGTAGGTCTGGAAGAAATTCCTGCACACGAATACTACGCTATGGTAGATATTTCTGAGCAAGATTTAGAAGATTCAGTATTTGACTTGGAAGCAGAAATGCAATCTGAATTTGCGACTCAATTCGCAAAAGCAGAAGGTGCTGCATTTGTTTCTGGAAATGCGGTTGGTAAACCAGAAGGAATCTTGACTAACACAAGTGTTAGTTCAGTAAACTCTGGGAATGGTACTGCTTTGACTGCAGATGGACTATTAACTTTAGTACACTCTATTAAGAGTGAATACTCAAGAAATGGTACTTTTGTATTCAACAGAGGTACTCTTGCTGCTATCAGAAAACTAAAAGATACTGCTGGTCAGTATGTTTTCCAAGCAGGTATGATGTTGACTGGTGGTGTAACTAACACTATTTTAGGTTTCCCTTACATTGAGGCTACGGATATGCCTGATGTCGGCTCTGGTACTAAACCAGTTGCTTTTGGAGACTTCAATAGAGGTTACATGATCATTGACAGAATCCAAATGGCGGTCTTAAGAGATCCATTTACCCAAGCTACTACTGGTAATGTTAGATACATTGCTAGAAGAAGAGTTGGTGGTCAGGTGGTTCAGGCTGAGGCTATCGTAAAACAAAACATTTCTGCATAAGCGAGGTAATTAACTATGAGAGATTTAGCAAATAATATTTCAGTAGTGCAATCGCTAGCACCTGCAGTCAGAACTGCTGATGCCAATGGCACAGGGGTTGATCTGCAAGGGTTTGAAGGAGCAACTATTGTTGTTGACTCAGGAGCAGAAGGAGACACTCTTTCTGGTTCTGTAAAAATTGATTTCAAACTAGAGGAAAGCTCTGATAATTCATCTTTCTCTGCTGTAACAGCAGCTACTTCGGTAACTGACGGAACAGTTGATTCTAGTGGAATCTTTTTGACTTTAGATGATAATGCGGAAACACCTCAAGTAACCTCTATTGGTTATGTTGGTGGGGCAAGATACATAAGAGTTGTAGCAGATCATACTGGTACACACTCAAATGGTTCTCCCTATGGTGTTACTGTGATCAAAAGTCACCCACGACACAACACGGACGCTGACACAAGCTCTACTGTGTAAATAACTTTGGGGGGAGCATGAGGAACAAACCACTCCTGTATATTCTTGCTCCCCTCATTTTTTAAGAGGTAAAAATGGCAACATACAAAATTTTAGTACCAAAACCAATGGCAACTACTGAAGAAGGCACAGAGGTAGAACTTCTTACAGTAGATTCAATCGTTGACACCAAAGAAGAATGGAAAGAAAAACACATGAAAGACTGGGTAGAAAATGGTTGGGCTATGGAAGTCAAACTAGACGATGTTTCTGATGTTGAAGAGGGAGATCCTGTAAGAGCTAGAAACGACAAAGGACACTATGTAGCTGACGACCCATCTACTCCTGATGTAAATGAAGCATGGGAAGGTGGCGAAGCTCCAGAAGAAGAAAAGAAAGAAACCAAAAAGAAAGCAAAAAAAACAACAGCTAAAAAGACCACTAAAAAAGCAAGTAAGTAATTTTAGTGATAAGATGACATAGGCAGATGCCCATATGGTAGACACCATGCAAATAAAGATTTTAGAGGATTGTTTTTATGACTGCAGGTTTCCATCATTTCGTAATAGAACAAGGGGCAACATTTGGTAAGACCCTTACATTAAAAGACTCTAGTGACGCATTAGTCAATTTGACAGGCTATTCCGCAGCCGAAATGGACCTGCGAACCAATCAAGACGACTCCGCAATAATCAAAACTTTGACTGCAGGTAGCGGAATCACATTAGGTGGTTCTGCAGGCACAGTCGTACTCAACATATCTGCAACAGATACAGCCAGTATGTCCGTAGGAGATGGAGTCTACGATTTAAGAATAACAGCAGGAGACGGAACAATATCAAGAATATTAGAAGGTACTTTTGCAGTGAGAGGCAGTGTTAGCAGATAATGGCAATAAGTAGCATTACAGTATCAGACGCTAATCCAGTAAACAGCATAACTGTTACTGATAGCAGCAGTATTTCTGTTGTAACTGTAGGCATACAAGGACCTGGTGGACCTAGTTCAATACTTGGTCGTTCTCTGAAAGATGGCTTTACAGCAGGATCTAGTGATAACGGAGCAGGTATTATTTATGACCATGCCAACACAAGATGGCTTTCTACACTAGATTCTGATGCTGCAAGTCTAAACTTTAAAATACCAAACCTTACATTTACTTCTGGTCAAACAGTCACAGCAATTCTTGACGAAGATAATATGGGAAGTAACAGCAATACAGCTCTTGCTACCCAACAATCAATCAAGGCTTATGTAGACTCAGAACTAACCTCACAAGACCTTGATTTTCAAGGAGATTCAGGTGGAGCATTATCTATTGACTTAGATAGTGAAACCCTAAGTATTTCTGGTGGCACAGGTATTGATACCTCTGGTTCAGGCAACTCAATCTCAGTGGCAATAGATAGCACAGTCACGACTCTGACAGGCACACAAACTTTAACTAACAAAACCCTCACAAGTCCTGTTTTGAATACAGTAGATATCAATGGCGGAGATATCTCCAGTGCCACCACCATAAACAAATCGCCAACCATAACTCTTGGTGGAGATCTATCAGGATCAGTGACCCTTACAGAATTAGGGAATGGAACACTTACCGCAACCATAACAGCAAACTCAGTAGCACTTGGTACTGATACGACAGGCAACTATGTGGCTACGATAGCTGCAGGGGAAGGTATAGATGTATCTGGTTCTGGTAGTGAAACTGCTGCAGTAACAATATCTGCAGAGGACGCTACCGATTCTAACAAGGGTATAGCATCGTTTGATGCTACAGATTTTAGCGTTTCGTCTGGAGATGTGACCCTAAACGCTGAAAGGGTACAGGATATCGTTGGGGGCATGGTATCAAGCAATACGGAATCAGGTATTGCGGTGGCTTATCAAGATTCTGATGGAACATTAGATTTTGATGTTGATGATTTTACGCTTACTTTAGGTGGCGACCTATCAGGTAGTGCAACTGTTACAAATTTAGGTGATGCCACTCTAACAGCGACAATAGCTGCTAATAGTGTAGCTTTAGGAACAGATACAACAGGTAATTTTGTTGCTGACCTATCAGCAGGGGAAGGAATAGATGTTAGCGGTGGTGGTTCAGAAAACGCAACCATAACTGTATCGGCAGAGGACGCAACAAGCAGCAATAAAGGTATTGCTAGTTTTGACAGTACAGATTTCACAGTATCAAGTGGAGCTGTCACAGTTAATGCAGAGAGAGTTCAAGATATCGTAGGAGCAATGGTTGGCTCTAACACAGAGTCAGGAATAGCTGTCACCTACGAAGATTCAGATGGAACACTAGACTTTAATGTAGCTGACCCTGTTATAACATTAAGTGGAGATGTAGCAGGTTCGGCTACTATGACCAATCTTGGAGATGTCACAATCTCTACAACAATACAAGCTAATTCAATTGCATTAGGCACGGACACTACAGGAAACTATGTATCAGCAATCTCTGCAGGAGAGGGTATAGATGTTTCAGGAAGCGGAAGTGAAACTGCCACAGTCACCATTAGTGCGGAAGATGCAACTGATTCCAACAAAGGTATTGCCTCATTTGACGCAACTGACTTTAC